CCGGCTAAAATATAATTGTTCTGCCATAGTTTATCTCCTAAAGGATATTGAAAGGACTAGGGCGTGAACGTTTGTTCGTGCCAGTCGTTTCTTTTAGTACCGAACTTCTAAGAGTACTTCACCTACTCCTAAAGGCTCGAGAACACCTTCGTCAGTGTCAATACTGACTATAGTAATTTGATGAGTTTTCTGAGAGTTTCCTCTCTTATCTAAATAAGGTAAAGAAGAATATTTCTCTACAATTGTTTCTACGTCCTCTATCAAGCCTTCTAACGCTAATACTGCGTCTTCTTCTTTTACATATATTCTTATAGTTATGGATACAAAACGATCTTTATATCCACCAGCTTGATATTCTCTTGTTTCAGCTCCCGCGCTTAAATGAAGAGCAGGAAACTGATCTACTTCATCCCAGAATTTAAGCCTTGCATGAACATTGTCATAAATATCAGTATTAAATTCTCCGGTTCCGTTGATTTCTTTTAACTTTTCAGTCAAAGCATTTACAATAGCAAGTCTTCTAGTAGTGTAAATTCTGTTGATGTCTGTTGTCATCACACTCTCCTAGTGTATAATCTTCCTATTGCTAATTGGGCCGCTATCTCTCTAATAGACTTATCTATTAGTATGCGGGGGTCTCTCTGTGGACTTGCAAACCTGCTTCCACTTGTACTTTCGTAAACACCGTAAGGGTTTCTATCGTAAGTATATCCTATACTTGGAAAACCTTTTGGTGTTTTAATTATGTCTGTAACATATACACTTGAAGCAAAACGCCCTGTTCTATTTTCTAACGCCGGTGCTTCCATATTATTTAAAACTTGTTTACTAATTTTAGCATTAAACAAACCTAGTAAAGATGCTACAGAGTATGTTGTTTGTTTTGCTTGGGTTACTTCTCCGGCAGCAACTCCGCGAGCTTTTGCTTTTTTTCTTTTTAAAGATCCACTTTTGCCTTTTTTAGAGGATTGGGCAGTAGCGTTTCCTTTAGTTTTAAACTTTATTTTTCTAGGATCTATTTCTGCGCTGATTTTTATTTCGCCATTTTTTACTTCTAGCAAAGGTTTAATTGCGATAGCTCCAGCTTTTTGAATTAATGTACTTGATCCCTCTAAATTTGCTAAGTACTCGGCCCCTGCTGTTTTAAAATATAATCTCATTACTTTAAGAACTTGTCGTTCTCGTGCCGCATCAGTAACTCTGTTTGTATATTTATCTTGAAAAGTAACAATAGGTATATAGTAAGCAGTGATTTCACCTGAAGCGGTTACTATTTGCTTATACTCCACGCTTATTCTTTCTATATCATCTAAAGCATCTTGTGTGAGTTTTATTTCACCTTCTTCTAAAAGATCTTTTCCAAACTTTTTTAAATCTGCGAGCATTCCTCGCATATCATCTTCTTCAAGAGCTTTGTCTGCCGCTCCCAAAGCTGTGGCGCCTGTTACTCCTGAAATTGCAAAGCCGTCCCCAGCTCCGTGGCCTCTGTCTATTCTAGCCTTAATTTTAGATCGATTAGCTTCACTAATTACATCTTCTAAAACTAAATCAACTATTTTCTTTTTGCATTCTGCAATGCCATTATAGTTTTTAAATAAAAAGGCTTCGCCTGCAAGAACTTGAGCGTACACTTTAGGGTACTTTCTTTCTAGTAGCCTTCCTGCAGGAGTATTCTGTAAATCTGTTGCCCCTGTCTTATATTTTTTGCCTACTTTTAAATAATCTTTGTGATACTCTTTGGCAATATCTCTAGCTGCTTGTAAATTATCGTTTATATCTGTTACTTCTTTAACTCTTTTAACATGGCCTCTGCTTAAAAGTTGGCCTATAGTTTTATTAATAAAGTCTAAATTTTCTAAAAATAATACGTGGGGGCGAGTGCCTTGTAACGCATTTCTATTGTTTCTATTTTGCTGAGCACTTATCTTTTTAAGAAGCTGCTTTGCTAATTTTTCTCGTACATAAGGGCTAGCCATTAAAAGTTTTTATACATATCAAGAACTCTTTTAATATGGTCGGGAAACCCAACATTATCACCGCTAGGAGCACTTTCCATTGTTGCTCCTGCAAGAGTCTTTCTTCCTTTGTACTCATCTTTAAAGTAGTAGTTAATCAAATCAATAACTGCTAGCTCCAAATCATAAGGAGTACTTGCGTAACCCGCAGTGTAAGTTACTTTTACGGAACCTGCACCACGAGGCCAGTTTTTATAGGTTGACCCTGTAACGTAAAAGACACTATCCGTCGTATGATCAAGATAATAGTCTGTAGTTGGAACGGTTGTGTAGTTTAACGTTACAGAGTCTCTTTTTTCTACTGAAGTTACAGCTATGACAGGACTTTCTGTCAGCTGAACAATATGCGTATCCCAATCAATGTTAAACTCTTCTACTTTTGGAGTAGAATAGTAGTCCACCAAAGAATTACCGCAATAAGTTTTTACTAATTGACTCACGGAATCAATGATACGAGTTAGCTTATAGTCATCGCGAGGATTACTAATTTGCTCTGCATCTTTGAACTGTTGTAAAGTTATTAAATTTGCCATAAGTCAATTAGAAAAAACTTGGGGAGGAAACCCTCCCCAGTTTATATAGCTAATAGCTATTAGTTAGCGTTGTTATATCCAACGTAGACAGCGGCTGACTTGCCAGAAGCTCCGTTAAACAACTCGTCGAAGCCAAGGTGCTGTGAAGCAACAAGTACTCGACGCTGAGCAGCTACTTCGTAGTCTTGCTCAACTGATACACCGCGAAGGCGTGGCATGATGAAGTTGCTTGGGTTGATGACAAATGCACCACCAAAGCCGTCTTCTACGTCTGCAGTAAAGTTGTCAGAAACAACTACTGGAGAACCGAAGACACTACCTACCTGACCTACGAGACGCAGAGCTGCATCTGAGCCTACTTCGTCAACAGTAGCAAAGTCGCTATCATTGAGCAGATCATAGTAGTGAGCCTGACTTACAACATAAACCAATTCGCTTGGATTAAGACCATATACACCCATAGCATTACGTGCTTTGTTCAGCATAGCTGCTGAGAAAGTGGGGAAGTCTGCGGCAGTTGCTGCACCCCAAGTAACGCCAGCGGCAGTAGCCATACCATTAGTACCATTAGCGCCACCAATACCTGAAATGTTTCCACCGTTACCTTGCAGGATTGACTTGTCTACTGCGCGAGCGTGTGCACGTGCAATTGACTGAGTAAGCATAGGCATGATGTTGATAAGAACTTTCTCGTCGATGTAGTTATCGAGGAAAGAAGTTGAAATCAAACGATCTACCTGTACTACCTTCTGGTTTACAGCATAAGTGTTGCTAGAGTAAGAATCGTTACCGGTACGATTAGTTACACCAGTACCTGTACCGTCGTCTGCAGCTTCCAATCCGCCAGTTGACCACTTAGCAAAGCTAGTGTCTGACTGCAGAGGAATTACTGTAGACTGTGACTCAACAGGCATCTCACGGAAGAGGCTAGCGAGACGGAGCTCGAGTTGAATCTCTTCTTCGATGCTTTGAGAAACTACGTTGTCGATACCAAGAGAAGTACCTGCAGTGTAAGAAACACCTGCCTTCTCAAGTACTGACTGACCGTAATCAGTGTTCCAGCCCTTACCAGTGATAACACCAGCGAGGTGACCGTGCATAAGCTCTTTCTTGTGCGCTTGCAGACGCTCAGATTCTGAACGACCATCAGCGAATACACGCTTTGACTCACGCATTTTAGTAAGCTCTTCTTCTTTTTCTGCAAGTTGAGAAGCAAATTGATTCATTACTTCTTCAATCTTAGCATCTTTTTCGTTGAGCTTAGCTTCCATATCTGCCATCAAACGCTCAGCGCCTGACTCGATACCAGTTTTAATTACAGTTTCAACTTCAGCCTGCTTTGCGGCTTCAGCTTCGGCTGCTTCTTGTACCGCTTTAGCTTCTGCTTCAACGGCTGCTTTTTCTTCGGCCTGACGAATTGCGATCTTAGCAGCAGTCTCTTCCGCTACCTTCTTAGCAAAAGCGTCCAGGTCGATTTCGGGAGTTTTTACTTCCGACATTGTCATCTCCTTTTGAACTGACTTTTCAGTTCCATCCGGTGCATCACTAGCTTCAAATGAATTTTCATCCTGAGCCAGAGACTGACCGGCTAGATCTACACTATTTTTGAAAGTTTTCTTGAATTCTTCATACTCATCCATTGAGTCAAAAGATTTCGCCAGAGAGAAAGTTGCTGCTTGATTGCAAGGTACCGATACCACTGATACTTCAAACAACTCAGCATCCTTAATCTTTAGTCCATCGGTTTCCGTTAGATAATCAGCATCCTTGACTCGGAAACCAACAGAAAAAGCTCCAAGAATGCCTTCTTTTACAAGCTGCGCCACATGATCGGGTGCAGATTTAGAAATTTTAGCCTTTAGTTCGAGACCGTTGTCAGTGACTTTAAGTCCTGTCGCACGTCCGATTGGCTTGTTATAGTCGTGATTGAAAAGAATAATAGGATTCTTTTCAAAATTGTTAAGTCCGCCTTTTGTCCAAGCTGCTGCATCAATTGTATCACCAGCACGATCAAAGTCGTTTGTACTTGCCATTCCACAAATGTGTACGCCGCCATCATCTTCATCGAGCGCTTTAAAAGTAGAAGTTAAGTTAAAAATCTTTTCCATTATGACTCCTTCTTAACAGGGGCTGCTTTTGGCTTAGGAGCCGGAGCAGTCTTGGCAGGAGCAGGCTTAGGTTTAGGCTTATGTGCTGCTGCAGCATCCATATATACTGTGGGATGATACTTTAACATCATACTAATTGCTCTATCCCAACGATTAGCAAAATCTTTGGCTAAATCTCTTTTAGTTACAGGGTCATGAGAAACTGCTGCAAGATACTCGTCATGCGTAACACCCTTTTTAAGGTTATACTGAATCATTTGAGAAGCAAGTTTATCAGCGATTCCTTTTTTAACTCTACGTCTAATCATTTGTTTCTTCCTCTACGGGCCTTCCGCCTTCGGCTGGGTTGGCTGCGCTTCCTGCAATATTTGCCGGTACTCTAATGCCCTCTCCTCCGTCGATTTCGTCAAAGTTCATTGATACTCTGGCTTCGTTTGCTGTTATAATTCCTGAATTTACGAGAGTAGAGTAAAAAGCTGCTTGGTCTCGTAGTTCTGGTTGTAATGCAGGAATGTCAGTAACATCCTCAACAATTTTAAATCCAAAATACCTTTCATAGGCTTTTGAAATTTTTTCTAAAATAGGCATAATGGTCTCTAAGTAATAAAGTCGCATATTTGGGCGAATGTTTGCATTATTACCTGAGTCTAGTAAAATAGGGGGAACTCCTAATGCCTTTAAAATAATTTTTTCGTTTTCTTCGATTGCTGTTTGAAAATCTAGTTCTTTAAAGTTTACGTTAGAAACTTTGTCTATCTCTATTCCTCCGTCGAGAATAAGAGGCCTTCTACCTCCTGCGTCTGGCCTATATCGAGCAGACCAAGACTGAATCATTCTTTCTTTAATCTTTTCAGACAAAGTGTTCGGAGACTTTAAAACTAAGCCGGGTACAGCTCCGTTTTTGAAAAAGTTATCTTGAAAGTCTCTCATTCGCTTCATAAGAACCATTGTTCTCAGAGCGGGTTTTAATCTTGAAACTCCTCGGTAAATAGAGTAAAAAGAGTTTTCTTTAATATGTATAATTTCTGTAGGCTTGAAGAGGGTTCCGTTATCAAAAGTATAGCTTTCAATGTAAGTGCTGCCACTAGCAGTTATCGTCATTTTGCTTGCAGGCAAGTGATACAGGTGTACTCCGTCGTAGTAGATAAAAATGTTTCCATCAATTATGTAGTCAGTGATTAAGTTTCTGCGAAAAGATGAAATATCTTGGAAGGGGTTGGGTTCTGTATTTAGTAGTAAATTTACTCTGCTAGCTTTTACTCCTTTTATGACAGGCATTGCTTTAGTCTGCTCCATAACCTTAAAGTTGACTTCGGAGCAATCATCTACAATTATATTTACGCCACGGTTTACTATCTCTAAGTCTTCGTACGCTCGCTCATAGCTAATAGTTTGTTCGCGAGTAGGTTCAGTAGTATTTTGATAGTAAGGTTGAATCGGATTTAATTTTTCTGAGTCCGCCTCAACTTTTCTTCCGATTAATCTATCATACCATGCCATGTTTATCTCGTTGAATCTCTACCCAGCGCATTTGTTTCTTTGCGGTCACTAGGGCTGGATTTCTGCCGTACAATCTATGCAGTTCCAAATGATGTTTATGGCAAAGCGTGACTGTGTACTCGTACAGCTCCGCCCATTTATCTTCTATAAACTCGTCCCTCCAAATTACAATATATTCATCTGTGTAATGTGCAGGCCGTTCTTTTTGTTTTTCCTTTAGCCAATCTCTGAGTAGAGGAGCAAGAGTATAAAAGTGGTGAAAATCAAGTTCGGTGTCAGCGCCACAAATGTGACATTCAGAACCTTTTTCGTACTTTGATTTAGCTCGATCTCGAATATATTTTACCGGATCTCTTTTTAGCTTTTTCATTTTGAATTATAGCCCTTGTAAGATAAATTGTCAAACACTATTTTTTGTAGGTCTCTTTAAAACCCAGTCTGAGTAGTTTCAAATGAATACAGTGCGTATCGTAAAGCATCTGCCATATGAGATGCTCGATTATGTTTTGGCTTTTCTTTTGCTAGATTTGGATTAGGATCCCATTGGTACTGATCAAGACAAGATAGTACTTCACCGCATCGTTGATCGACCATAAGTTTATCATTATCTACTATTCCAGCTACGTGTGCGATTCCATCTAAAACTGATTTTTTAGCATTTATAGTACTAATATCATAGTTTTGTGCGAAGTCAAATCGAGTTTGCTGTGCGGCGGAATCAATGTAAATGTAGTCGATATCCCATTTGTCAATCATATCTCGAATTATAGCGGCATGTTGTTCGGTAGTCTTCTCGGCATCAAGATACTCATCTAATACGTGATATACCTCTTCGTCCCAATCATATGCTACGACCATAAAAGCAGTTGGATCACGATAACCAACGTCGAGACCAGCAAATACATCCATGCGGCGAGTATCAAGCTCTTCATTATTGGCGATACAGGTTTCGTGATTGAATGTCCAAATTTGACCTTCATAAGTGTTAAAGTCCGCTTCATATTCTTGTCGAAATTCTGCATCGGACATACTTTTTCGAGCTTCTTGTATATCCATCTCAGACATGCGAGGATTATCTTTATAAGTTGCTCGTATCGAGCACCACTCGGGAAATTCATCATTAAATCCTCTGTCGAAAAATTCTGCAAACCAGTTATTCCTGCCCCGAGGGGTTGAAATAAAAATAGCTTTTGAGTTATCTTTATCCAAAGTAGGTCGAAGAGCTACGTTAAACGCATCACGTCCGTCTGCCAACGCCGCTTCGTCAAAAATAATTAAATCGTAACTACGTCCTACACAGGAATCAACCTGGTTTACTGAACCCATTCGAACTGTGGAGCCATTACTAAGCTCAATGACCTTGTCTTTTGCGTTGTCTTTTGACACTTCTAAATCAAAGTGTTTAATAAGATTTCTTTGTAAGTCGAAAGAAATCTGAGACAGCGAGTAATTGGGAGACATGATTAAAATGTTGGAGTTGGGCACTAATGATACTAGCTGCCCAATTATGTTTGCGATATATGTTTTGCCTTGCCGCCTTGAAACTGCTGCACAGACAAATCTGTACTTAGGATTATTAATCGCATTTATGATTGCTACCTGAGAGGGTAAGGGTGTAACGCCTAACAGATTCAGGTAAGGATCTGTGGGCAACTTTAAGAAGCGTGTCTCAGATTGTAAATCTAGTATCTCATCGGGAGATACATCTGCTCGACTAACTTGAATAGCCATAACTTAGTCCTGTTTTTGATCTTCAAGAACTTCTTCATTTCGCTCAATCCAATCTTCAGAGTCTGTGTTTTCATCGCCTTGTGTTGCTTGACGATAGTAAATAATAATTTCTTTTTGCTGCCCTATGTAGCGTTTTAGCTCTTGTAGATTATACGCCATGTTTTCGTAGTCTTGGGGCGTAATCCCAAAAACAACATAGGTGCCTCCCTGCATTTTTTCAAGTCTTTTTACTTGTTCTTCGAAATTCTTTTCTGTAAGTACAAAAAACTCTACATCTTGCAAGTCAATTGCTTTTGGTAACGGAGGTTGATATATTTCAAGAGTTCTGTACTCCGTTACTGTTTTAATGATTGGCTCTGGAGCCGGAAGAGGTTGCGGTTGTAGTAGCGAGCATCCTCCGAGTGATAATAATAGTACACTACTGAGAATCCGCATTTTCTACCTCCTGACTTGCCTCTTCGATGGAACGGAATACTGCTTCTGTTCCTCGGTTAATTCGTGGCTCAATAAGTCCTGGCTTTGCTCTCGCAAGACGAGTCATATCATGACGTTTGAAAATAGATAAGTATCCATCCATTTCTTGCTGCATCGCGTTATTCTTTTCTGTCAGATCTCCTACGGCTTTTAGCTGAGATTGTAAATTTTGTTCTGATCTTTCTCTCGCCGCTGCTTCTCGTTCAAAAGCGGTCTCAAGTCGCATTGCGTTTTCTTTCAGTGTAACAGCATTTGATTCTAGTCGAGCGATTACTGCGTCTTTTTGGCTTACCACTGTTGTGTGGTACATATACCCACCTCCGGCGAGTACAATTAGTAGTGGCAGCATTTTTAACATTGCGAACATTATTTTACCTTCTTAATTTGAAAGTTAAACGCATCTTGCGTTCTTAACTCAAAAGGCTCTCCAGATGTGAGTCGACCTTTTAAGTGAGTTGGCTCACATTTTTCAAGCCATTTAAAATTGTAGTATGTTTTCTTTACTGGGTCGATCCAGATAGTAACCTCCCACTCGTTAAAGAAAAAACTAACAATCCACCGTAGCGGCCAGGATACAATTCTCAATAAAGTTTTCCCAGCGCTTTTCAATTTCTTCTCGCTCTTTGTAAGTAGCATATAATGCATCCTTTTGGCTATCCGGTACAGTGTGGTACTCTATCCACTCTTCCGGCGTCATAAATTTCTTTTTTGGATATGAGAAGTGTAGTTCAAAAGTATAATACTCAAATCCAGTAACAAGATCTTCGTGTGTCTCAATATTTGGAGACATTGCGACACAGCCGCTCAAAAATAATAAAGGTATTATTTTTTGCCAGACCATGCTTGTGCTCCAAAGAACGCTGCAACAATACCAGCAACAGAAACAAAGTATACCGCTGCCATATCTCCAAGAATAGTAGCGGCTTGGTGCAAATTAAAAATTTCTGTAGCCATTACCACTGCAGGATAAAGTAACATACCTGCAAGCGCAAACCAAGTCATCTTTCGTTGTGCATCTCGCATGGCATCTGCATCTTCTAGCTCCTTACGTTTGAACTCAAGATACATTGCTCGTTCTTCATCATCTACTTTATTATCACCATTTATATCTGCAGGGTGATAGCCTGCAGATTTCATTTCTTCTTCAGACATTACCATTTTACCTTATCTGCCCAGTAAGCTGCGGACATCTTGCCTTTTGCAATATTTTTTGCGTGACGAGCTTTAAAACTCTTGCGCTTTGCTTTCATTGCTGCACTTTCGCCCTTCTTTGGCTTCCCTGCGGTCTTTGCACCTTTCTGCCCAAATCGAATCGTTTTGATTTTGTCACCTACCTTTGCTACGACAATATGGGACTTCTTTGGGTGGCCTGGAGTACGACGAGGCTTGTTGTACCCTTTTACCCTTGCACGTGCTAAGCGCGGATCTTTTTTTCGAGTTCTCCTCTTTTTCATACGGTATATTCTGTTTGATGGACACTAGTAGTTGACTCCAGTTTTCCATTCTTGTCGTATACAGTAACTTCATAAGTGGTAGCTGTTACCATTAACTCTCCAGGATCTCTTCCTTCTCTAGTTTTGTATTCGACGTGTTTTGAAGTATAACTTACAGGTACTGATGCAGAAACAGGTGCAACACTATCCATTATTTCTTTTTCCTGCCACCTCTCTTCTTTTTTCGAGCAAAGGTTTTAACCATGGTGGGCTTACCTCCGGGGTTGCCTGCTGCTCTTTTACGACGAATAGCTGATCTTTTTTGCGCTTTTGTCATACGAGCTGCTTTGGAAGCGGGAACGCATTTAGGGTACTTGCCTTTTTTAGAGGTCTTACGCCCGCAAGGCATATACCCCCCGCCCTTCTTGGGACGGGAGATATCTACCCATTTTTCTTTGAACCACTTAGTGAGTCCACCTTTTGGTTTAGCCATTACGCCTTACCAGGACCCCACTTGCCCCAAGCCCAGTGGCCTGCGGCTCCAATTACTACACCAATAATAAACTCTATCATGATTTTCCCATGCGGTATCTACCGCCTCTGGCTTTATAAGTTTTTACTAGCCATCCGTTTGCGTATGCCGAAGGATAAACTTTAAACTTCCGCTTGGCTTCGGCTTTTACTCGTGCATACAGCTTTTTATTAGTAGGCACTGGCTTCTTTCGGCGAGCCCTACCTTTTCTTTTTGCCGGCACGTTTACGATTTTTACTGTTAGTGGGGCAAGGTTTACCGTCATGCATTATTTTTTACCCCGCTTTTTACGAAGAAGTGCCTTTTGTAGTGCTTTTGGCAATTTCTTTTGCTTGGCTGTTAGGCCCATGGACTTTTTCTTTTTACCACCCTTTTTCTTTTTTCGCTTACCATAATGACCTGGCATTGGTTTCCTCTGCGATTAAATCGTCTTCGAAACGATCTAGTTCGTCTTTGTCTTGATCTGCTATTGCTTCTTCAAGACTCTGATACTCCTTTGCTTCAGGAGCTGGTGGAGCAGACATTTCAATGCCTGCCGCTGCATAAGCCTCTTCTTTAGAGTCGTAAACTCTTTGAACTCCAGGTTTTATCAACCAAACCCATTTTCCATTTTGTTCAACAACTTCCATAATTACTCCATCAAGAGTGAAACTATCACGCCTGCAAGAAACAGTATCATGCTTCCTGCGCCCATAATTAAACGACTTTCCATTCGCTTAATACTTTCTTCAATATCCATGAGACGGTTAAAAGTAGTCTTCCAACGTTCTTCGCATTGCGCTTCATGTTGCGACATCTCAATTTCAATCTCTCGTACTCTATCTTCTATATCACTCATTTTAATGCCGCCAATACTAAAAACAGGAGGGGTACCACTACCATAGCTCCACAGATTACATAAAATGTTGCCAGTGCGAGTTCAGCCATTTCTTTTCTTTTTCTTGCTGCTTCTCGAGCCGCTTCTTCTCTCGCTTCTTTTGCTTCTTTTTGAAATTGTAACCAATCGTCCCACATTCCAGGGCGACCAGCATAAATCATCTGCTCTCGCAAATGCTGCTCCATTTCGTTAATTTTTTCAAGTTCCATGAAAGCCTGTAAATCGCTACGATAGCCATTTTTATTTGCTTTCTTTTGGAGTTCGGTTTTAGAATCAAAGAAGCGGGTAACCTGTGCTCCGACTTCATATATTTCTTTACCGTTTCCAATTGCGCCTTTAATAACTTGAAACGCTGCATTTGCTGCTGCAAGCTCTGCAAGCATGGTAGTTTCTCTAGGTTAACCCTCCTTGAGAAGTTTTTCCATCAGCTTGCCATAATTGCCTTGGCCGAACGGTAAACCCTCACTATTAATCTGAACGTTGTTTTGAGTTTTAATATTCGAAGTCTCTGCCTTTACTAGCTCGGCTTGTGCTTTGATTTCATCCATACGCATTTTATGTGCCATCTGTAGTAAGTCAGCTAAGTCTTTTGAAGAATAAACTCCAGTTTCTTGTGCTTCTTCTAGCTTACTCTGAATCATTTCATCCAGCACTGTTGCAATATTGTTTTTGTTTCTATAACCCATGTCCAAGTAAACAGTATCAATATACTTTTTTACTTCGCGTTTATTAAGTACATCAACCACTTTGTTTTCTGGAATGCCCATAAACTCACAAACTGCACGAATATTACCAAATTGTAAATAGCAGTTTGCAACGTCTAGCCCTTCTGGGGATATTGTAGTTACTTCTTTACCCATCTGGGATGTACTCCTCTATTCTTACTATAGTGGTTTTAATTATATCTTTATGCGTGCCGTCAGGCTGTTTTACAATTACGCGATCGCTGGACCCGTTGTTGCAATTTTCCGGCATAGTTCCGAAAACTTCCAGGATCGCTCCACTTTTCCAGTGTTTATAAGTTACTTTTAACATATGGGTTTTTTGATTTGTATCCTCCAATTATATGTTAGAGGGGGTGGATTGTCAAGATTTATTTTTCTTAGGTAAACATTACCACTCACTAACTAAGTCTTCTTTTACCCCTTTAAAAACACCTTCATAGATTGGTACTCCTGGAGCGCGGTGAGGGTGGTGTACTTCAAACGGTACTGAGTTTTTTAAATAAGCACAGTAAAAAGAAAAACACAAAGACGGCCTTTTATCGTAAATACTACATTTTTTATTCTTGTAAAAAACACATCTACCATTTTCGGCTATACGCATTGCAGGGTAAGCAGTAGGATCTTGATGTCCTTCAGAGTCTGGAAATCGTTTACTTCCTTCTTCGAAATTCATAAATATATCATCGTATGTTAAGTCAGGAAACTTTTTTAATACTTCTTCTGTGTCTTCTATTGGACCTATAACCCAGTCTTTACCTTTTACGTTACAGCATTCTCCATGAGCCCCCTCTACTCCACCGCAAGAAGTCCCACATAAATCTAAAATTACGTCTTTATTTTCTGTAGTCTTTGCAATTATATCCATTAGTAAGGAGCGCTCCAACCGGAAGGAAGAGCAGCGCTGTAGTCTGTAGTGCTGTTACCATTTGAGTCTGTACTATTATAAATTATTTTTCCTAACAAAACGTCTCCTCGATATCTTCCCCAACCTTGACTACCCACCACATTACTCCACTTTACTTCAGTTGACCTAAAGCGAGGCCCAACACACCATCGAGTATCTGGAGTTGTGGCGGTCGTTCCTGTTGAAGTACTAGAAAACCTTCTCATAAACGGAGTCAGTTCTACGTACATGTCTTCGTCTGTATTCATTGTTTGATCTTCGCCTAAATACGTGTTTGTACCGTCAAATGGAGGCGTATACGTTGCAAGTATTCTAAATACATCATTTGTTGATATTTTTCTAGTATCGAATACTTCGGTTCCGTCTGCTTTTTGAATTCTTAATCCATAATTTTGAGAGTTAAAAACATTTAAGTTTTTTGTTGGACTAAGTATTACAAACTTTGTAGTCTTTGCGGTCCAAACGGTGCTAACTTGAGTGGTGCTTTTTTTTGTATTACTGGTATACGATGCCCCGCCTTGATAAAATCTTACAATATTTGTATCTGTGTCTAAAGTTGCATTTAAAGCATTTCTATTTGTTGTGCTTCCACTTTGTGCATGTGCAAATACTAAGCAGTCTCCGGCAGGAATTTCCACGGAGGTTGCTTCTCCAATATTTGCAATTATAAATGGACTAAGACTGCCGTCTGCATCTGTAATTAAAAAAGAACCATTTGAATCTGATCCTGTTATTTCTACTCCATATGCCATTACGCTACCCTCGCTGCAATTACCAATATCTCTACACTTGGTTCCACAATGTCACTGTTTGAATTTGTTACAGTAAATCCTGTAGATGTTTTACTTACACTTATGCCGCCATAGAAATTTTGATAGGCAGGCCCTGAAATATAGCTTGGCATTGCTGCAACTACTTTTACTTTAGTGTCATCATTTGCATCTGCGCAAGTATAACTTTTACTAGTACCGTTATCTAAATCTAATAACTCATATACAACAATATTCGACTGCCTTACATTACTGCCCCATACAACTGTTTCTCCATCGGGCCCATACACTTCTATGCCGTAGTTTCCTGATCCCGTAGAAGTACCGCCTCCGCCTCCAGTTTGAGTAGTTCCTTCAGCTATGGTTGTAGTAGTCCATGTATCGGTTTCTCCGCCTATATTAAGCTCGGTGTTTGTAGGGGTACTATATGAAAGAGAAGTAGTATGACGAAGAGTAAAAGTATCTCCATTTGAAGCAGTACCGTTTGAGGACGTATATGTGCCCTCATTTTTACTATACTCACCTCCGGTTACAGATACTGTTGTGGAAGTATTTAACCCCGCTATAGTGATTTCAGTTGAAGTTGTTAGTGCTCCTAGAGGCTGATTCGTTGCATCTGTAAACGAAAAAGCATCTGGAACAGTATCTGCCGCTAGAGTTGTTGTTCTAAAAGTATCGTCTTTATTTCCAATTGTTAAAGTAGTGTCAGTATTTGTACTAAAACTTCCGGAGGAAGTGTGACGAACACTAAAAGTGTCTCCATTAGAAGCAGTGCCATTTGAAGAAGTGTACGATCCAGAGTTTTTACTGTATGTACCTCCAGTTACGGATACTGCGACAGAAGTTCCTGTGCTTAGCCCTCCTACAGTAATTGTACTCGAAGTCTGCGTTGTGCTTCGAGCAACGTTCGTAAAGTCTGTAAAAGAAAAGTCATTTGGTGTAGTGTCTGCAGCGCCTCGTGTAACACTAAAAGTAGCTCCATTTAAATATTCATTTCCGTTGTAGACTTCTACTCTATAATTGCTACTAGAGCCAGATGTAGCGGCAGGAAGACCTGATGTAACACTTACGTTTGTAGTTCCATTGTTTGTAGTAATATTAAAAGTTTTTACTACAGTATTTGTGGAAGTATTTCGTATACGAGCAGCTACAGTGTTTGTTCCGCTCCAGTTGGAAATTACTCCAACAGTAAACGAAGTTGCTGAGTACGAAATGTCAATCGTACTGTCACTAATACTAGTGCCATGTTCATCGTCATAGAGTGTAAAGTCTGCGGAGTCAAGAGAAGCCCCTCCGTTCCAGCCTGCAGAGGTATCTGTACCTTCTCGAAGCAACCAGGTAAAACTCTCCCCTTGATAACCAATCTCTGAAGCAGACTGGTTTGCGACACTCATTGTAAAGTCTGCAGTGCTTGTTCCAGTCCAAGTTTTGGTAACAGGACTAATACTGTCAGGAGAGTCTCCGCTGTTTCGGAAAAGTTTTAAGTGGTATCCGCCAGAAGGGCTTGTACTTATGTTTTGTACTGTAAGCGATCCGCCTTCTGTAATTGTGTCCGTGCTGAGATCAAAACTTCCAGTAGGAGTAGTCGATGTATCATTAATTGTAAACGTATCTGTTGCTACAATTGTGCCGCCTTGGCTACCAGTGCGTACTCTTATAGTTCCTGTCTCTGCTCCTTCGGTAGTTTGATCAGCAGTAGGTGTTACATCAAACTGTCCTGTATTATTTGTAATTTCTACCGTGCCGGTTGCAGTATTGAAATCTGTGGCATCAACTAATGACCAGTAGAGATCGGTTCCATTTGTTACATTTGTGGTAGAAACTGTGAAAGTTCCTGTGGACCCTTCATTAATCGAAGAAGGTCCGGACACACTATATGTTGGTGCTGGAGTAGTTGAAGTATCATTAATTGTAACAGTTGCATCAGAGCCTACTTGATTTGAGTAGGAAGAATCGGTAAAAACCTGTCCTCTAAAATACTCTGTGCCTTCTGTCGTATTGTCTGCAGTAACAGTTGTCGTAAAAGTTGCTTGACCATTTGAGTCTACTGTATCTGAGCCTGTTAGAGGACTATAGTCCGAATTTCCAGCACTGCTTCCAGAAGGAACACCTACGGCTCTAAAATAAAGTGTTGTACCTTGAGCAACATTTGTTGTGCTTACAGTAAATGTTACACTACTTCCTTCATTGACAGTAGTAGGACTAGCAGCAAGACTATATGTAGGAGTCGCCGCAGCTTCTCGTGTAATTGTAAATGAGTTTGATTGTCCAGTAGTATTTATCCAAAAGCCGCTTTCATTTTCTGTGTCAGATACATAACCACCAGAAACCTGTAATTGATAAGTTGCATTGTTTCCTGCCGGAGGTAATTCGTTATTTGAATAATCAATTGTAAAAGACCCGTTTCCAACTCGAGAATCAATTACAGTCCCCGTACCTCCTCCACTTGCTATTGTTCCAGAAGTTTTAATTAATCTGTATTTTTGGTTGCTACTTGCATTACTAATACTAAAAGTATCGTCACTAGTGCTTGAAGCAGTAATAGTTCTGTTTCCAGAAGGAGAAGTAGTATGCCCTGTATTTACATCTAAAATTACTTCTATGGCTACGTCCGTTCCGGTTGTGGTGCTACCAAAAGGGTTTGTGTTGGTTGCCCAACTCCATGTAGTTCTATCGGTAGAGCTATTATAACTATAGCTTGCTGAACTTCTTGTAAAAGTAGTTGTACCAATTTTTAATTCTGTCCAGATAAAAGCAGAATTAGATCTATTTCCATCTAAAGTAAAGTATAGAGTATCTGTGCTTGTGTCAGACCAATATATTTCTTTTATATCTGTGCTAGTGCTATACAGGTAAGAAGTAGTTGTATTTGAAGAACCATTGGTGGTTTCACTTAATGTACCAAAGCTTCCATAAGTTCCTCCAATATTTCGGAAACCGTATAAAGCAAAGCCAGGCCCGCCCGCAGAGCTTAAGTCAACAAATTTTGTTACAAGTTTTACGTCAGCCACGGTTTATCTAATCCTTCTATAATTTTTTCATCAGAAAGAGTTTGGGCGCCGTCGGAGTTCAAGAGAACTTCGACTACTCCCTGTTCCACCCCCTCTTTTAACCACGTACCAGTTTTGTACTGCTCTTCAATATTTTCAAAAGCAGTCTGACGAGTTACAGTTGTTGTCCAGTTAAGTGTAATAGCCATAAATTTTTCTCCAATTGTTTGAAGTATATTTCAATTGGGCTGCTTTGTCAAGTTTTCTTTTTCTTTGGTTTCGAAAAGACCCCAAGTTGTACGTGTGGGGGTGCCCGCGCGAAAAAATTTTGTCAAGGTCTGCTAACCGCCCCCCTTACGC